TGGTATATAAGGAAAGATTGATAGTAACCAATCACTATCAATCACTATCAATCTCTAAATAACAAATAATCCGTTTATGAGTTTATTGGCCTGATTTGACATCATCACCAATGCTAAAATAAAAACACGGCGTGCAGATTGCCACTAAAAACGAACGATTGTAGTTAAACCGTAGATGTGCCGTAGTTTTTAGAGATAGCGGCCTTAAAACGTAAAATAAGAGGTTTTAAGGATGGCCATAAATGAGTCTTGATACGCTAATTAAAAAAGCAATAGCCAAACAGCCGACGATTAAGCCACGCACTAAACGCAATGCTCAACCCTGTTCCCCATGCCTGTGGGGATGAACCGGTATTGGCAAACAGAGGGCAGCATGAGTGAGAGTAAAAAATGAACGATAAAATAAACGTAAAAACCGAAGGCAACAAAATTTTGTTTTACAGGAATAGTGAGGAAGATTGGTTTTTTGGCTGTCGCATTGAATCTAAAGACGATGTTCAATCAGTGATTAAACGACAAGGATTCAATCCATGGTTCACAACACAGTTACAAAATGAGTTTTACGATATTTGTAAAAACTTGATTAGTGAGAGTGAAAAAATGAACCAAGAAGCCACACAAAAAAGCAAAGATGTACAAAGACACTCAAATGCCGTTACAGGTGCGGTATTGGGCGAAATAGCGCGACTCAAAGATGATTTAGACCGCTTGCATCGTGAACGTGACGCATTTCAAAGACAATGTGCGGTGATGGCCGAAGAAATGGCCGATTGGGAGGCTGAAAGTAAGCGTTTGGATTGGATGGTTAAAAACCGTGGTCGGATTGAATGGGAGTTTGGCGGTAACTGCTATGTCACTTTTATTCACAAAAACGAGTTTAAAGCGACATTGGGAAGTGACGATACGCGGGTCGAGATAGACAGGGCAATGGAGATGTGCAAATGAGTAATGTATGTTATTCAGCAAAAGAAGCAATTGAAGTTATTCAGAAATACTACGGAGTAACGCTATGACAATCGACGATGCAATATACAACCTAGAAGCGTATGGGCGGCACATGGGCAATCGTTTCATTGCAATCAATCACGACAGGTCGTATGAATTACTTCTAAAAAACGCTGTCATTATTTTAGAATATGCGGGTATGATTGAAAGAGATACAGTAAAAGCGTGGGCGCATTGTAATGTGAGAATAATCAATCGTGACGCTGAAAGAGTCGATTATACAACGGGGTTGTGATATGAAACTATTACTAGAGCGAGAACCATCAANAGACAAATTTACACGCGGACGGATTTATCTGCTTAATCCGAAAATAAAAGAAAATGGCGCAAAACTGTTTATCTGTCACACATTAGAAGATGTACAAAGAGATGTTAAAATTAAAGCAGAAACGGCCATACCATGGGGTATGTATAAAGTTGTTATTACAATGTCGAATCGTTTCAAACGTAGATTACCATTATTGTTAGATGTGCCTAATTTTGAAGGCGTGAGGATTCATGGCGGAAATTNGGAGAAAAATACAGAAGGCTGCATATTAGTGGCGGCAAGAAAAACAGCTACAGGTATAGCAGGGTGTGAGCCTGTGCTAAAATCAATTATCAGCTTAATAGAAACATCAACAACGCCAGTTACTTTAGAAATACGATAACATCTCGCAGCGCAAGGAAGCGCACCTTTGCCCCGATTCCTGTCGTGGCTTTTTTTGTTGTGCGATTGTGCTATATTGAGTGAAATTATCGGAGTGTTAGAAGATGAAAACACGCAGGCTCAAAGAGCCGTCAACGTGGGCAGGAATTGGGCTAATACTTTCAGCTATTGCACCAGCCTTGCCGATTGTCTATGCCACGCCTGTTGGCGCGTTAATCGGTATTTGTGGCGGTATAGCGTACATTTTGCGCGAGGGCAAGACAGGTGAGTAATTTTGAGTCATCACAACAACATTTAGAACATGGGTTGAGNATGGCTGCTATCAAAACATCNCCACCGATTATCGTCACAGGAATGACAGTAGTAGGAATACAACTGCAAGATTGGCTGATTATGGCAACAATACTCTATACAGTCATACAAATTATTATAGCGTTGCCGAAATTGAAACAGTCATTTAATGAGTGGCGCAAGAAATGAAACAACTGCGCTTATTTTTACAACTATGCTTTATTTCGGGTATTTGTGTAATAATCGGTTTTAGTGGGTGGCTTTTATATTTGTTGTGGTGGATTGTTGAAGGAATGATGTAACTCAATATAAGAGGTTCTTATGAGTGATGAATCCCGTAATGTAGGGGAAGTTGCGGCAGGAAATAGAGGAAAAGGAAGAAAAGCTGGGCAAGTCAACAAGACTACAAAAGCAGTCAAAGAAGCACTACAAGAGGCGTTTGATAAACTTGGCGGCGTTGTAGCTTTGGCAACATGGGCAAAAAACGAACCTACAGAATTTTATAAGCTCTGGGCGAAAATGTTACCGACAGAAGTTAAAGCTAAAGTCGAGACAGTTGGCGATATTCCCATTGGTAAGGTTCAAATAGAGGTCATTAGTGCGAACGCTAAAGATACAAGCGACTGAGCCACAAGCGCGATTTTTAGCACTAACTGCAAAGTATAGGCTTTTTTGTGCTGGCTTTGGCGCGGGCAAATCAGAAGCAATGGCTAACGCGGCAATGATAGACGCTTGCGAGTCAACAGATACGCTAATCGGGCTTTATGCCCCAACTTACGATTTAGTAAGACTAATTACTGCACCACGCATTACATCAAAACTCACGCAACACGGCATAGCACACAATTACAACAAGTCAGAAAACGTAATCTACACGTCCGCTCCTCGCTTTGGTGACTTTATTTTAAGGACGCTTGATAATCCTGAGCGTATTGTTGGTTATGAGACTTACAAAGCGCATTGTGATGAGTTGGACACGTTACACACTGAACACGCTCGCAATGCTTGGAATCAGGTTATAGCGCGTAACAGACAGCGACCTAATGGAATTATTGATCCATTTAATCAAGCTAGTGCATACACCACGCCTGAAGGCTTCAAATTCTGTCACGAGCGATGGGTAGCAAAGAAAACGGAAAGCTACTCAATCGTACAAGCCGCGTCATATTCAAACCCATTTTTACCGCCCGATTATATCGACTCATTGCGCGAATCATACCCATCGAATTTGGTGGATGCTTACATCGAAGGCCGTTTCGTCAATCTAACAAGCGGTACTATTTACAACAATTACGACCGCGAACGCTGCGACTCACACGAAACAATCAGAGAAAACGAGCCGTTATTCGTCGGACAGGATTTTAACGTTGGCGCAATGGCATCGACTATTTACGTCAAGCGTCCGAACGGATGGCACGCTGTTGACCAGCTAACAGGCGTTTATGATACGCCTGAACTTTGCAAGGTATTAAAAGAGCGTTATCAAGGCCATAAAATAACAATATACCCTGATGCTAGCGGCAATAGTCGCAAGACAGTCAACGCTAGTGAGTCTGACATATCACTGCTAAAACAAGCGGGTTTTACGGTTAAAGTTAATGCACAAAATCCGCGCGTTAAAGACCGTATTTTGTCGGTTAATGGGGCATTATCACAGGGTAGAATGTGGGTTAATGCGCGTAAGTGTCCCGATGTTGTTTCATGCTTAGAACAACAGGCGTATGATAAAAATGGAGAGCCTGACAAGCAAGGCGGATTCGATCATCAAAACGATGCGACAGGTTATCCAATTGTTTATGAAATGCCAGTGCGCAAACCTGCGTCGAGCGGTATTGCTATGAGTATGTTTTAATGACTATCACTACAGACAGCACATTACGTCACGAGTTGACAGTGTCAAGATTAGTCACTGGCATTGTACAATCTCGCATCATGCCGTCATATTTGGATTTATCAAAAGCTGTCAAGGCGGCATTAGTTGACTATGAGCCGACAATGAACCGTAAAGACTTCGATATGCTTCGGCAGCGTGTCGGCTTGCTTGTAAAAGAAAAGATGGCTGAAATGTGGGACGGTACAACTAACGATTTATTCGACTTGGCTAAGTATGAATCTGAATATATTGTTAATGAGTTAGTGGGTACTACAGCAGTAAGCGAGGCGGCAGTCGCTAAAGCAGTCAATACACCGATGGTTTTGGCAGGGGCGAAAGTAGCACAGGTCGGCACATGGCGCGAATATGTTGCTGGTGCTTCAAATAGCACACAGACACGGATTATTGATAACACGATACGTCAAGGTTATGAGGCGGGCGCAACAGTAGCAGAGATGACTAATCGGCTTGTCGGCACTAAAGCAAATAATTATCTTGACGGGTTAATCACAAATACGGGAGNGCGTGAGGCTGAGTCGTTAGTGAGAACTGGTGCTAATCACTATGCAAATGCGGCGCGTGACGTAGCAGCACAAGCTAACAGTGACTTGATTAAGGCCGTATTTTTCTCGCTACTTTCGACAATCGCACAACATTGACGTGTCGCCATTTTGGCACGTTGCATAAAATATATGAATTAGATGACCCTGCCACGCCTAAGCCACCATTACACTTTGCTTGTCGGTCTGTTTTATCTATTGTCCCGATTGGTTTTGACCCATTCGACGGTACACGGGCGGCAGTGGGCGGACAGGAAGGCGAAACAGCCGAAGAACTATTCAATAAAAAGAATGATAGACTTGATGCTAGACGCGAAAAGGCAGACGAAAAACGGGCGAACGGTGAAACGGATGTAAAAGAAGTGCCGAGCAAAGTAACGTACTCAGGCCGAAAAGATTCGTCTATTTTTAACGCAGGTCAGATTGATAGTCACACAACAATGGATGCTTGGATGCGTCAACAGCCTGATTGGTTTATAGAATCGTCGCTTGGTAAGACCCGTGCTAAACTATTCAAAGATGGCGGCCTAACATTAGATAAGTTTACCGATATGAACGGCAAGCCACTTACACTCAAGCAAATGAAGGCGTTAGACCAATATGACAACGCATTTAGGAAGGCTCAACTATGACATCGCTAAAAAACCAACATCCTGATTATTTAACTGCCGCGCCTGATTTGTTTTTAGTGCGAAAATTTGTCGAAGGTGAGGCAGCAGTCAAGCGCGAAGGCTCTACTTTTTTACCGCACCCAAACCAACTGGAATGCAATACGCCCGAGCAAGTCCGTCGCTATGAATCGTACAAAATGGGTGCTGAGGTTGAAGACTTCCCAGCGCGTACATTGAACGATTTGTTGGGCGCAATGTTTAGACAGCCTGCCGTGTTCGTGCCGCCTGTGGTTTAGAGTATTTAGTCGATGATAGTGATGGTGATTGG